GACGAATAAAGGCGTGTTTGATGAGGCCTTTCCACAAGATAAACAAATAGGAGGATCTCATTATAAAAAATTTAAAATTCAACCTTATGAATTTATATCAAAGAATGATCTTTCATTTTTCCAGGGCAACGTAATTAAATACGTTTGCAGATATAAAAATAAAGCAGGTATACAGGATCTAGAAAAGATTAAACATTACTGTGATTTAGAAATATTAAAGATGAAGGATACAAAATGAGTGTAGCAAAGAATTGGTCCTTACATTACAGAAAAATTTATGAGCCACAGATTAAAAGATTAACGGAGAGATATAATAAAATATATGATGAGAATAAAAAAATGAAGGAAAGATTAGAAAAATATGAAAGTCGTAGAATGATTGGATACTATAACAAAAAGGATCAATAATGAGTTGGCAAGAGTTCAAAGCAAGAGCAAAAATAATAGAAGAAAACTTTGCAAAAAATTTAACGAACCCTAAATGGGCAAATGATTATCAAGACATGCACGAACATTGGGATGTGGAAGGTACATTAGATGGTAAGCTTTTAAAGTTTGATGTTAAAGGTATGAAAAAAGTAAATCGTTGGGATAATAAAAAACAAGATGATATTGCTTGGGTTGAAGGAACTAATGTTAGAGGTAAACCTGGTTGGGTAAAAGGTAAAGCAGATTACATAGTCTTTGAGAGACTTGATTACTGGCTTCTTGTTTGGAGAGAAGACTTATTAAATTTAGTTAATTTAAAACTAAAGGAAAACAATTTTCAAAAAGGAAAGGGTGTTTATCAAATATACCAAAGAGATGGTAGACAAGATAAAATTACCATGGTTCCATTTGAAGACATAGAAAAAATAAACAACGTAAAAAGGATAAATAAAAATGCAGAAAATAATATTTAAACCACAAACAGAATGGTTACCACCTGAAGAATTTCCAGATCTATCTAAACACGATGAGATTGCAATTGACTTAGAAACCAAAGATCCTGAACTAACAAAGATGGGATCAGGAGCAATCATTGGTAAAGGAGAAGTAGTAGGTATCGCTGTAGCTGTTGAAGGCTGGTGTGGATATTATCCTATTGCTCATGGCGGTGGTGGAAACATGGACAAAGCTATGGTTCTTAAATGGTTTCAAGATGTTTTAAATACTAAGGCTTGTAAAATATTTCACAATGCAATGTACGATGTTTGTTGGATTAGATCTATGGGTTTAAATATTAATGGTGCTATTATAGATACTATGATTGCATCTGCCTTGTGTGATGAAAATCAATTTCGTTTTGATTTAAATACTTGTGCTAAAAGATATGTGGGTACAGGAAAAGATGAAACAGCTTTATATGCAGCAGCAAAAGAATGGGGCATTGATCCTAAAGGTGAGATGTATAAATTACCTGCAATGTATGTAGGACAATACGCAGAAAAAGATGCAGCCATTACATTACAACTATGGCAATATTTAAAAACAGAAATAACTAATCAAGATATACAATCTATTTTCGATATGGAAACAGAACTATTTCCTTGCCTCGTTGATATGCGTTTTTTAGGGGTTCGTGTAGATACAGAAGGAGCCCACTTATTAAAGAAAAAATTAGTTGAAGAAGAACAGTCAGCATTACTAGCAGTGAAAAAAGAAACAGGAATAGAACCTCAGATATGGGCAGCAAGATCGATTGCCAAAGTTTTTGAGAAACTAAAATTACCTTATGATGTAACTGAGAAAACATCTGCTCCTTCTTTTACTAAAAATTTTTTACAAAACCATCCTCATCCAGTGGTTCAAAAGATTGCAAGAGCCAGAGAAATAAACAAGGCTCACACAACTTTTATTGATACCATACTAAAACATTCTCATAAAGGTAGAATACACGCTGAGATTAACCAACTTCGTGGGGATAACGGCGGAACTGTGACGGGTAGATTTAGCTATTCGAACCCTAATTTACAGCAAATTCCTGCTAGAAATAAGGAACTTGGACCTATGATTAGGTCATTATTTATACCCGAGAAGGGCCATACATGGGGTGTATTTGACTATTCTCAGCAAGAGCCTAGGTTGGTAGTACATTATGCAGGATTACAGAACCTATACGGCGTTGATGATGTATTAGATTCCTATAATAATGATCCTGATACAGACTTTCATACAATCGTTGCCGATATGGCTAATATACCAAGATCTCAGGCTAAAACTATTAACCTAGGACTGTTCTATGGTATGGGTAAAAATAAATTACAGGCTGAACTAGGAGTAGACAAAGAAACTTCTGATGGTTTGTTTAAACAATACCATGATCGAGTTCCCTTTGTTAAACAGCTAATGGATAACGTCATGCAAAGAGCACAGCAACGTGGTCAAATAAGAACTTTACTTGGAAGATTATGTAGGTTTCATTTATGGGAGCCGAATATGTTTGGAATGCATAAAGCAATGACACATGATGCAGCGCTCTTGGAACACGGACCAGGGATTAGAAGAGCTTACACTTACAAAGCTTTAAATAAATTAATTCAAGGATCAGCAGCTGACATGACTAAAAAAGCAATGATCGAATTATATAAAGAGGGTATCATACCACATATACAAGTGCATGATGAACTTGATATATCTATAGAGTCTCCAGAACATGCAAATAAAATAAAAGAAATTATGGAGCACGCAGTTGAACTGCAAGTACCCAATAAAGTAGACTATGAATCTGGTCCAAATTGGGGTAATATAAAATGATAAACTATGGCTTACTTGAACGCAAACATACCACCGACTTACGCACAAATAAGAAAGGAGTATTTATATGATCTTAAAAAACATAAAGGAGAAGTTAGTGACTGCATTATCTTTGGTCTTAGCGCTCTTACAGGCAGGGCTATATTATTTCATGCTATTATGGAAAACGGTGCAATATTTTATCGCTTACCAATTAGCGCGTTTATTCAACAGGGATTTGATGCATCCAGAGTGCCCTCAAGACGACTTGATGAACTACAGCTCTGGAATTGTTTTTCTTATTATCCTGCTGTTCATCGTTGGGATATACTAGACGGACAAGCGGGTAAGTATATAGGAAAAGATAAAAAATGGCACCCAGGAAAATATTTATTTACAGTTGACTTTGCACATCCAGAGTCTAATATACTTGACACTGATCATTCAGAGATTCCGCACGAACACAAGTGCGCTCACATAATTGCCCTCGATGACGGTAATTTTGCAGCACAACCTAACAACAGATGTATATGGGATATACCTTCTTTTACAGTAAAAGATGATATTCCTGATTGGAAAGTGCAAACATCTGAATGGAATGTAGAAGATAGTAGGGCTTGGCGTACAGAAGATACCGACAAGTTCTTCTATGAAATCGAGGAGAAAAAAAATGATTAATAAAATGAAAAGTAAGGCTATGCATTACTGGTCAGACCACAAGATTGAATGTCTTGTAGTTGCTGTTTTAATTGTAGCTTACATAGTTAAGTAATTATTATGGAAATAGCCAGGATGAACTATTATTTTACAGGTTTATTAATTGTTATGATGGTGCTCCTGGCTTTCTGTGGGGGACCAAGTGTTTAAGCAAAAGACAGCATTGTTTTTTCACAAGTTATCACTAGCGTGGTTATCTTGTATGATCTTTATGGTACAAGGTAATTTATTACAATTGACAGCAAAACATGCATTGATTGCTACAAGAACGGGTGTAATTACTGGTTCATTAGTTGTACTGATGTCTTTTATACCCTGGAAGTTTCATTTTAAATTACCTATACTTATGTTTATAGGTTGTTTTACTGCAGATATATTATCTCATCCAACACACTTTGGACAATATTGGTCTGAAGCAGCTTGCACTGCATTATTAGCAGCAGTGTTTTCATATGTTATAACGTTATCTCCTGCAGGTAAAAAATTGGAGGAGTATTTAGGTGGCAAATAAACCATTAGATATTGGAGATGAAGCAAGAGTACAGATGCCGATGAAGACGGTAGCTAGTCTAATTGTGCTCGTTGCAATGGGCGTGTTTGCATATACAGAAGTGACGGCGAGGTTGACCAGTTTGGAGACATCAAGAGAATTGTTTAATGCAGATTTACTCAAGAAGAGTGAACAAAAGCCCACGGACCAAGAACAATTTATGTTAATAGAAGCTTTGTTTGAAGATGTAGAAAAATTAATTACAAATCAAGAACAGAATATGACGAACAAAGTTAATATAGAATTTTTAAAAACGCAATTAGAAAAAGCGTTAGATGATGTAGAGGAATTAAAAGATAAGGTAAGGCAAAATGGAAACGGTAATTACTAGTGTTGTTGCACTTTGCATGTTTGTAGCAGGGGAGCTTACAGAACATAGAATACAACCCGCAATGTCAGATTGTTTAAAGGGTAAGAGGGTTGCAGAACGTTCAGCAAATGATAATATCGAATACAAATGTGGAAAAGTAAATGCAGAACTTGAGTCGAACATAGACGGATCAAAAACAATTAAAAAAATTATAGAGGAGGAATAATGAAAAAATGTAATAAATGTAAAAAAGAATTCGAACCAAAGGACGAATTAGATATGTTTTGCAGCGATGACTGCAAACAAGAAGCTCTCGCAGAACTTGACAATGACAGCGATGAGTGTT